CTTTTTCGGCTTTATCATCTTCTTTTTCGGTTGATTCTTCAGCGATAAATGCAAGCTTTCTGAATAGATTAGCGAATGATTCAGAAACAGTTTTACCTTCTTCTTCGTCATCAGATTCGTTCATTTCTTCTTCGTCGCCTGAATCTGCGCCGGCTAGTGCAGCATCTTCTTTAGCTTCTGCATCTTCGTCGGCTGAAGTTTCTGCTTCATCTGAATCGGGAGCATTGTCTTCTGCAACTTCAAATTCCATTTGGTCTTCTGATTCTACTTCATCAACTACTTCTTTTGATCCGCACGAGTGTCCAGCTTCCATCATGCCGCCGCATTCGTTGCAAGTTTCTTCATTAGAAGGTTGATCATAGTCACTGCATTCGCAATCGCCGTCACAGCCGCAATCTTTTTTGCCAGCTTCTTCGTGATTACCGTAAAGCTGTTCTTCATCACCTTCTTCATCAGCATAGTCTTCTGCACCACCGGATTGAATGCCTGATAGCTTCTGCATCAAGCCCATCATGCCATCATGACCGTCAACTACACCGATATCAATTCCGCCTGCGCCAACTTCGTCTGGTGCACCATGTGAAGGCTGAACCGACATAGCACTTGAATGGGTGTCTGCATTGTCATCACCAAATAGACCAAGACCTGCATTCTTTACAAATGCTAGAAGATGTTCTGCTTCTGCATCTTGTGCAGTGATAGTTACTGAGTCAGGTGAGTTTTCTTGACCTTTTGAGATTGATACTGAAAGGCCTTCATTAACTTCTGCGCTTTCGTTTAGCAAATCATTAAGTTGGTTATCCCATGATTCAAATGCATACTCGTTGACTTTAGCATCGTACCCTGTACGATCAGTGAATGTCTTACCACCCACTGAGAACTTGCCACCCTTTGGAGTCTTAGCAAGAGCAGCAGTGAAAGCATTGCCTTCGCCCATTGCAGCATCTGCCATACCACCAACTGTTGCTGCTGGCATTGCAGGAGCAGTTTCATAAACTCCCTGACCATAGCACTCATCTAGGCCTTCTTTATAGCCTTCGTGATATGCACGAACTTCATCTAGGTCTTCATAACGTTTGCCAGAGTGTGCGTGACCTCTTAGACCGTGTGATTTGCCCTCTAAGCGGGCTGCACTGATTCTGTGATTCATTGATTCTTTCACCTTCTTTTTGTTTTTGTCGGCTGCTGCCTTCTTCATTGGTTCTTTCTTGTTACCATCTTTATCTAGGTCTAAGAAGTCTGGCTTAGCTTCTTCAAGTTTACCTTGCTTTGCTAGCTTTGCACGAACTGCACCAGCTACTCTTTCACCTGCTGCTTTAGAACCATAACGCTCACCGGCAGACTTAGCAATCTTAGCAAAGTTCTTACCTGGTTTGCCTTCATCTTTACCTTCAAGAGTGGTTGCACTACGCCCAGCACCTAAGCCAGCTCCCATAGTGTCCACACCACGAGACGATGGGAGGTCACCTTCTTTGACTTTTTTCTTATTCTTGTTGTCAAGCATTCCGCGCTTGTTAGCAGTTGCCCATGCAATATCTTCTGCTTCGCCTTTTGACTTGCCTAATTTCTTTTCAGACTTTTCAATGTGCTTGACCATACGATCAACTTTTGCGCCTTCTCTAGCAAGAACTTTTACCGGCGCTTTGTCACTTTTTGTAACACTAGGTCCCTTACTTGAATCCCACTTTGAATTAGGATCTGCTACATCAGTTGGGTTACCCAGTTTATTCCATGCTTGTGTTACACCCTGATATCTTTTACGCTTTTCTGCATTAACAGGTGCAGCTACGGGAGCAGTTTTCTTTGACATACTATAGTCACCGGCTTCAATATCTTTTGCACCTACTCTTTGTGCTGACTTACTAGGGGATGTAGTAACATCACGACCCATGCGAGGTGTTCCGGTAGGCTCATAATCTCGGCTAAGGTCGCTCCATCGCTCTTTACTTTTAGTTGCATAGCTTCTCAGTGTCTCAGGTGAGAGTTCGTCAAGCTGTTTTTCTTCGACCTTGCCTTTAGGTAAACCATCTTTAGTAACTTTGATCAAACTCTTAGCACCCAAACCCTTAGCTTTCTTCTTAGCTTCTTCTGGAGTTGCAGCTACAAAACGCTGAGTCTTACCATTAGCGAATCGTACTTCGTACTTTTGTCCAGCAGCTTCTTTTTCTTTCATTTGCATCTGACCCTGTTGAGGTTGACCAGTTGCACCGGCTGGAGCAGGCTGACCAGTTTGTTGCTGTTGTTGACCTGTTTGTTGCTGTTGTTGCCCTACTTGTGGCTGACCGGGTTGACCAGGAGCTTGAACAATTTGAACATCTTTAGGATCAAGATTCTTAAGCATGTTTTGTACTGCTGGATTATTGCTTGTTACAAAACCCATACCAGCTTGCTTATTCTGTGGATCTAATACAGGAAGAGGCTTTGCGCCTGAAGGAATACTTTCAGAAAGTGCTTCAAACATATCCTTGAGTGATGCAGCCTTATTAGAAACATTCATCGGAGGAGTAGTTGAATCTTCATTCAGCATTTTCTTTTTAGTAACCTTTGGCGCGGTAGCTTCTAATTCAGCTAGCTTTTGCATGATATCTTTCATCATTATTTGCCTCCCATTGCGCCAGTTTTTGGCTTCTCAGGTCTTGAAATCTTTGACATCGGACTGTCTTTGCCCATTGTTGACATTAGTGTTTCTGGCTTGAAAGGATCAAATGCTGCCGGAGTCTTCTTACCTTCGTAAGGAATGTCAATTGTATTGTCTTTCATTTGGTCTTTGATGCTGTCAAGATAGCTATTGCCATATGCTTTGGCTGCTTCTTTAGCGCCAGGCTGTTCTTCAAGTTCAGTATGGTCTAATACAGGACTATGTGAAGCTTCGTTAGCATAAGCTTCGCTTTCACTGTTGATACTATCATCGAAGTTAGTACTGACAACACGAACCATATTAACGTTGTAGCCAAGCAATTGTGCAATTTGCTGAATCATAGGTTCAGTAGCAGGATAACGAAACTCTGCTTTAATGATGTGAACTGGTTCATTCTTAGCGTCTGGAAAACCATATGGGCTTTTCTGAATAGGAGTTGATACAGGATCAGAAATCTTGATAGGATCAAACTTCTTCAAGTTAAATTTGAACATGTCAAGGAAGTTCTTATCTACCTGACCTGCGATTTTAATAGTGTAATTGTAAGTGTGAACACTCTCAACAATGTATTGTTTTAAACTGCGCATATTGGATCCTTGAATAGCTTTATATTGTATTTATCTTTAATCGTTATTTTTGGGGTTGAACATCTTGAGTAGTTCGTTGCGATCTAGTGACTGGCCTGTACCTAGTGGAGTATTTTCAATTTCTTCAGTTTTTGCCATCATCTTTTGATCAAGCTGTGCTTTCTTCATCTGTAAGTCAAGCATCTTAAGCTTTTTATTAATCTTTGCGGTCTTTGCAGTAATAGCATGTCCTAGCATACTACTTGCACTATTGAAGATTTCAGAACTAAAGCGTGATTCAACCTGCATACCTAAATCCATAAGGTCTTTGTAACTAGCAGTAGCCATATCAGCTAACTCATCCATCTCGTTATCAGCCGCTTCTAGACCTCTCACCTGAGGTAATGCTGCTTCAATCTTATCTAATGTGTTTAATGCCTTTTCAGTAACTTCTTCAGTGACTTCAGGTAAAGGAATAGTCAGATCGTTCTCGTCAGACGATGCTAATTCAAATAGTTCTTCAAGCTTTTTGGTCATACAAGTATTTAGTTTTACTTGCGACCGTTGTAAAAGATATCATCTTCTGTGATAACTCTAAACGTTAAGCCCTGGCTCTTGCAATATGCCATTGCTGCCGCCCACTTTGCGTGATTGATAGCTACTACCATTCTATCTTTAGCGTTTGCTACCTTACTCTCAATGATACTTTGTTTTTTTGGTTTGATTTCGACAACTTCAGCGACTTGCTTACCAAATCTGTTTTGATATACTACAAAGAAATCAGGAACATAGATTGTGGGCTTACCAGTTAGTGGATGTTTATATGGAATTCGCATTGATTCGCTAGCCCAATATATAATGCTATCATTACTATCACAAAATGTCATGAAAGTAAGTTCCCAACCGGAACGATATTTAGGTTTGTGATTGCCTATGTACTTTTGTGGATTTTTTGGCGTATATATGCCTTGGGCCCACTTACCCATGTTACAACACTACGTTACGTTGAACGGCTTCATTTGGTTTGGGTATAATTCCTACTCCATATAGGGTAGTTTTAGGTCTAAACGTATTCAAGTAATAACAAATTACCTGATTCATCTGCAATTTGTTATTTTTACCCTTAATTGTAGCTAATAAATCTAGAACACTAAACTGTCCCTCTTGTGCAATAAAGAATAACAATGATGCAAAATTATTAGCTTCTTGTTTATTTTTTGAGTTACCTAAAAAGAAAGAATATATAACATCCCAATCTGCTGCGTTTACCCTAAGGGAGTTAGAGTAAAAATTATCAAAAATTCTTACAGTATTTCCCAAAGTTGTTGCAGTGAATATAGCCATAATACTATTTATACTGTGTCAATACCAGCATTGAAGTTTCCGTTAAACGGTGCTTCTACTGGGAACCCAGGGCGAACTTTATTACCCGAAAACTGTACCCCGGCAGTGGGTTCACTGAGTATTGGCTGCGGCGCTTGTCTAGCATCAATAGTAGGTGAGCCTGCAAGACCACTTAGTCCCGGAGTTTGACTTGCTCCTGGCAGAGAAAATAGATTGTTTCTATTTCGGTTAGCTGGAGTATTGGTGATAGCATCAACAAACATACTACCTAATTCAAACGCGGCGGATTCTATAAGATTTGGATTTTTAAGACCATTGTATACTGCATCTGCATTTCGTATAGCACCCAATATGTTGCCATCCTTTAATGATTTGATAGCACCACCTGCTGCATCTACTAATCCACCTCTTCCCAATATAGTTCCGTTTGCTCCCGGAGACATGTTAGGGCTAGGTGTTCTATCGTAATTAGCAACATCACCAAAGCCAGTAACAATGTCTTCAGGACTTCTTCCGTCCAATGCGCCTTGATTGTATACGACTGTTTCATAGTCGATAGTCATTCTATTTTGCATTATACCAGAACCCTCACTATAATTATATTGATCGTGAGAGAAATTAGTAATCATAGGATTAATTAAGGTGTATGCAATAAAATTGTGTTGATTTAACCCAAACACTGTGATGTTTTTAAAGAATGGTATCTTACTGCCGTCTGGGCCAGTTGCGCCACCTGATAGACCCCAAGTGTGATCGTCGCCGCCAGTGGATTCGTTATAAATATTATTGTTGTTGTAGTCAATTATTGAACTGCCGGTATCTTCAAAGAACCTATTATTTCCTCGGTTACCGCGTAGCACTTGGCCTGGTCTAGTACCATCGTTATAATAATATGTATAATATGCTTCCCACATGCTAGTAGTGTTATTTCCATTATCATCATGGAATATTATTTCTACCGGATCATATCTAATTTTGGTTTGAATAATTCTTTTTCTATTATACTGATTAAGTGCTTCTGTTTGCATAGTGAAGGAAGGTAATTTTACTTCCTTTACTAAGATACCAAAATTTGGAGCATTTGTGTATACAGAGTTGTTAAATTCAAAGTAAGTATGAAAAAGAAATTTAAGTTTAGGTGCATTTTCATAAGAGTTAGGCCTAAACGTTTTGGCAGCGTGTTGGTAATCTCTTAGGTAGGGACTGCCGAATAAAGCATCGGCAGCCCCATTTAATAAATTTTCACCCCAATTACCTAATGACATTAATTTGTCCTAATTATTAGGTAGTTGAACCAATACCAGTTGCGATACCTGTAGGACCGTTGAACGCACGACCAACGAAAGTACCAACACCAGTAATAGGTCCGTCTGGCTGACCTGGTGTAGAATTTTGAATTGCGTTATCATAACGAATAGATAGTGCAATTGTTGCTGGATCATTAGTTGCATAAGCTAACTGGTTATAGTTAGCAGACTTGATGAAGCAACCATAGCATTCCCATCTTTCAAGAACAGTAGGAGCAAGAGCGCCGTTACCACCGTCTAGAATTTCAATGTTTGTTTGGAACTTATAGTCTTGACCAGTTGCAGCAGATGCCTGTTCAACAAAGTCAAACTGCTTTTGGATCTGTTGTGCAACTGACTGTGAAACAGTACCGGATGCGTCATCACGAATGTTTACAGTTAATTCACTCCAAGAGTGCTTACCTGCAAGATACATTCTTGAGTTATAAACGTTCAAGGTAACTTCTTCAAATGAGAGGTTTGGTCTTGAACAATCTACTACTTGCTTAGTTAATTGTAGTCCACCATTAACATCAACCCCAAAGTTCAAGAAATTGACTCTAAAGCGGAACTGTAGTTTAGGCATCAACAGACCTTGGTTGCCGCCTGCGTTGTCAGATGCTACGGTCATGTTGAACAATGATTGTGAGGCTGTTGCCATTTTGTATTCTCCTGTTATAAGTATTTATCTTTTATTAGTGGGTACCCGGGGGTACCCACTAACTTTAATTATTGTCCTGAAAGTTCACCTGTGTTGAATACACGAACCGGAATGTAGATGAATTCAACTGCCTTAACAGGCTCAATTGCTACGTCTACCCAAAGCTCGTTTCTGTCAATACGTGCTGGTGTGTTATTTGATTCATCACATACTACGAGATAGTCATATAGACCTCTCTTAGCAACAAGATCAACCATTAGTGTTTCAACAACACCTGAAATCTCTTGTCTTGTCAATGCATCATTTGGTTCAAATACGAACGGTCTTGCTGCAATTGTCAATTGACGACGAATATAAGCGACTAGTCTTGCAACGTTAATTCTATCAAGTGCAGAATTTGATGCAAAGCTTGACTTGTTACCGTAGTTCAATAGTCCATTACCAGTGAAGAATACCAGTGGGTTAATCTGATTCGTGTACAATACGTCACGAATTCCGATATTAGTCTTCATTGATACGAACTCGCCCGTTGCACTGTCAATGTATCCAATGCTTGTAGCATTGTCAATGACACCGCGACGAGTACCAGCTGGGGCAAACCAAGGATACGCAATGTTATCGTTACGTAGAATAGTTCTGATCATCATGTGTGATGGGGGAACTGCTACGAGATTACCTGATAGGTCAGGAGCAATACCCGATGGGTAGAATAGACCCATGTAAGTATTACGAGTTACTAGACCATCTTCACCAGTTGACGTTGCACCAGCGGCATTAGTTGCCCATGCTTGAATTGCAGTTGCATTTTCAGGAAGTCTCATTGGTGTATCACCGATGATGAATCCAGTTTCACCTCTATCATTGTTGAGTACAACCATGTTAGGCTGTAGTTCAGGATAGTTAGGAGAAGCAATCAAGTTGAATGCATTGTCTTCGTCACGTAGAGCAGAATTAGTATCAATTGCCGCTCTCATTGCACGAACAACCATTGCTCTTTGAGCCTTACGACCCATATAAGGAGCACCGTTTGATTGCAATCCAGAAGCACTTACCCATGCATTCTTTTCAGTAGGTAGCACTGTGTCTGGGAATGAAGATGAATTGAAGTAGTTCACACGATATTGCTTAACGTTATATCCAGAACGACGAGTATTGAATAACAACATACCTGTTGGATATAGTGTGTTATCAGGAGCATCAACGTCTAGATAATTACTAGTCAATAGAGATACAATTGATGGAATCGGATCATCAACTGGGTCAGTTGTTCCGTTTGTTGCCCAACGTGCATCACTAAACAAAACTCCGGAAGAGCTAGTTTGATCACTATTGTCAATTCTTACCCATGCACCGGCGCCATCTACAAGCTGCCAACGATTAATGATTGGATAGTTCTCAAGATCACTTGTATCAATCCAAATATCACCGTATACTAATGCAGTATTGTCACTCTGTACAGTTGGTGCAGAAGCACTTACTAATGGTCCGTTAGGATCAGTTGCGTTAGTACCGCTTGGGAGAGGGAAACCATTGCTATCATAATTGACATTCTTGTATCCTCTCCAACCAGCTGAAGTGTTGACCATGATATCTACTTCGTCTACGACTGAGAAGAACCAATTTGTTAAGTTAGCAGGAGCAGCGACGGGTGCACCTTCATTAGCAGTCATGTCAAATTCTACCCAATTTGATAATTGAGTTGTGAATATAGAAGAGCCTTGACCGCTTACTGGAGTAACTCCTGTGACTTCACCTGTTCCTACAGTTACCGATGTTATTGCAACAACAAGATCATTAGTAGGACTTGTTCCGCCTAAGTCAGTTCCTGAAATAGTCACAGTGTCTCCTACTGCATATCCAGTTCCTGAATCAGGGAAAGAAGTTGGGTTGACATAGTATTTCTGATAAGCTGTTTGAACATTAATTACCAAATCTGAACCTACGCCACTAGTGGAGTCTTGCGATGGTTGGAAATTAACTGCATAGCTAAATCCATTTTTTACCCCTGAAGTTGAACCAGCGATAAAACCAGCATCTTCAATTAACCCAGAACTAAATCCAGTTATCGCACTGACATCATTAAGGTTAATTGTACCACCTTCAGTGTGGGTAAGTTGAATTGCCCCAGATGAAGTAAGACTTGCAATAGTGTATGGTATTGCTGTGTTGTTCCATGCATTTACAAAATCTGTTGCATCAGTATTATCGTTTAGTGATACTGAATATGCAGATATGATGTCTGAACCAGGAACACTGATCCAAACGTTTAGCGTGTATGGACCATTAGTAAATGTCGGATTCGTAACAGTTCCAGTAACAACTGTTGGACCAGTTGCAATTCTTTCCCAATAGTACAAGGGAGGGTCACCGTCAACTGCATACACCGCACGATCAAAATCATATTGAGTATACACTGTTCCGGCTGGAATATTTTTTCCACCGGTTGAGTCTAGTGCATTAGTAGCCGTTACGTCACTGACTGCATATGAAACTGTTTTAGGTACCCAATTGTTAGTTACACTATCCCATTCGGAAATGTCAGTGTCTAGTCCAGTTCCAGCAGCGCCAACTTTCATCCAAACTGATCCGTTTGGTCTAGGATAAGTTTGTCCAGCAGTCCAAAGAGGCTGCTGCGATGAAGTACCATACGTAAAGCCTGGTTGATAGTAAGTTCCGGCAGTGATACCCAAATCAGCTAAGATAGTGCCTGTTCCTGAAACAACGAGTCTATAAGGTGCAATATCGCTTATTGTTGATGCATTCTGTGAGGAAAATAATTGTAGTTTTTGTCCAGCAGCGCCAGCAGCCAAATACTGATAGTTTAGCGAATTGATCTGTGATGCTAAGAAGCTCACTGTATTGTTAGGTGAAGCCTGAACTGTAAGTGTTGTTCCTACTGTTCCATTAATCAATATTGTTATAGTGTCACCGGCAGTCAACGTATTTACCGAATTAGTTCCCTCAATTGTTGGCCATGAATTTAGCCATTCTGGAGAACCAATAGATACCCAAACATTTGAACTATTCTTGTAGAAGAATTGAACTGCGGTAGATGCAGTAGGGGTGTCGTATGTTGGGATCGCATTTACTGCGTAATCACCGGCAATACCAATAGATTGCAGTGGGAAGCCGCCAACTAACTGATCGGTATCAGTAATGACGATGGGTTGTTGTAACTCAAATTGACCAGTTACTGCATTAAATTCATTAATGCCCCAAGTCGAAGTGGTTGTGTCTAACCAATATGATCCGTTAACGGGTTCTCCGCTTGGACGGCCAGTTTGTCCAACTAGACTTGCTAGATCAATATCTGCTCTGATGCAGAAAACACGATTAGTGATGCCGAGTGCAGAGTATGCAGCTAGCAGACCGTACTCATTCAATTCATAACCCTGAATAGGAGTACCGTTTGAAGTTGTGTAGAAAAACGGATTGCCGTATAAAGTCACAAGATCACGTTGACTTGTTACTTGGAATAGTTTTCCAGCATTAGCTGCGGTAGTACCAGCAGCTACTCCGGTACCGTTTGGATTTGCTTTATTCTCTGCTGTAGCAAGCAGAATGAATGGAATTGAATTTGTTGGGGCTGGAAGATATTGAGATTCGTCTGTAATCGTTACTTCTACGCCCGGGGATACTAGTGCCATAATTTAATTTCCTTTGTATGATTCTGAGGTTTACCACCTGTCACAGATACTTTTGATACCTGCTCTAATGTTATTTATTGTATATTATTAAAAACACCGGATTAGCTGACCTTTAAAGGTAATAATGAATAAATAACTACATGATTAAAAGACCTATATGTAAGGAATGCAATAGGAATTATTCGGCTATAAACTATATCCGCAATGGTAAAACCTATTACCGAAGTATATGCGATACCTGTGGAAAGAAGAAGAATAAGAAAAAACCACAAGCACACAATTGGGAGAAGGCTGGATACAAAAAAAAGCCACACTGTGATTTGTGCGGCTTCAAAAGCTTATATCCTAGTCAAATGACCGTCTTTCACATTGACGGTAATCTGACTAATGTGGTGTTTAACAATTTACGAACCATATGTCTCAACTGCATTGAAGTTATCAAACGCAAAGAGGTCACATGGAAGAGGGGAGACTTAACGGTTGATTACTGATTCCATCTGCTTGTGTAGACAGTCAATCGTTCCGTTATTGTCAATGTGATGATCGTAGTCTAACCCAACGCTGCTATACTCACTGGCGTGAACTTTGTATTCATTCTCAAGTAGATTCCGCAGCACATCCTTCATGTCGGTGTCAAGTTCTTTATTATGATTTACTGCTACCGGCAACCAATAAGGGTCTTCACCGCGATGAGTCCTTAGGGTCATGCCGCCTGCATTCTTGATAGCAATGACTTCATTTGCAAAACGACAATCAGTGATTACGATATCATCCTTGATACCCTGCAAACGATTCTCTACGCTTGCTACCCAAATATCATTATGAAAACTTTTGCGGGCGACATCTGTTCCCCATTGCTGTAGTACCCAACGGGGAGTCAAATTAGGGATACCCAATCGTTCTGCCCACCAAGTGTCAATTTCTTCTCGCCATTCGCGGCTGGTCTTAGTTGAACCTTCAAGAAGTTCACGGTCCCAGTTAAAGATAACTGCAACAGCATCTTTAAGTGTGCCGGCGAAGCTCATGCGCTTGAAGCCGTGAAATGTGCAAAGATAGTCAGCGGCTGTATCTTTGCCGCTACCGATGAGTCCTGTTATTCCTATGATCATTCTTATACTATAACATAAGAAGTGGGTGTTGTCAAGCCTTAATCTAGTAGATCACCGATGATTAAATTCATTTGCAGATTACCGATTTCGTCACGCAGGTTTTCTTCTTGGTCAGGTGTCAAGGTACCTTCAGTGAGTCCTTGATTTAGTTCGTCAACGAGTTTAGCGATAGTTTCTCTATCGTCAGGCATTAGCCTTGAATCCAAGTGAGTGGTTGACTATAATCTTGATACTTGCGTAGATCATCAAGCAGTCTTTCTTGTTCAGCCTTACTTTCAGCCTTCATGGCCGCGCCGTTCAACGAGGTGCCTCCACCTGGACCTGCAATTGATTGAAACTTCTCACGAGCTTCGCCAATGATGCCCTTCAATACAGCAAGAGTAAAATCTCCAATCCAAACGCCTGCGCCCGGATCTTGAATAAGTTCAACTTCGGGACGTTGAATGTCAGCCCAAATAAGAATACGCTCACCGGAACCTTTGAAGTCTCGTACTACTCTAAGGGCCTTAGTAACAGGATTGAATGTGTATGTGACATAGCCACCAAACATACGAGCAGCAAGTTCAACATATCCTGCGTAAAAGTCGTATGTGGCAAGTCCTCCTGCGACATTGTAGTTTAGCAGATAGGTGTTGAGAATTGCACTTGAGAACGGGTCAAACGATGTTGAACTTGGTCCAGTTTCAAGCCCCACAGTGCGCCTAAAAAGCGCCCTAACGTTGATGAATTCAGACGGAAGCGTGTATATTTCAACGTTCTTCTCCACTCTCATAAGAGTGTAGCTTTCTACTGTTGCGTTCTGCGCACGTTGACGATATAATTTGACGGTATAATTAAATGCAGCTTCGTAATGATCTGGATCTAATTCAATATCAACGATGTCTCCACCTAAACGTAATCTTAGATTCTCAAACAGAGCCTCTTTAAGTTGGGTCAAGTTTTCGTTAGTTGGTGTTGCTAGTGGATCTGCTGCCATGTTTGTTTCCTGTTATACTTTATTTATCAGGAAACGAACATGGCCATGCTTAAGCTAACTGATTACTTTTAGTAACGCAATCAATAGCATCCTGCACAGTGATGATATATTCTAGTTTTTCATCAGGTATCTGAACATTAAATTGTTCTTCTAGTCGCATTACAAGTTCAATTGCGTCTAGTGCATCACCCTTTAAATCTTCAATGAGACGATCTTTAGGATGTACTTTGCCTAAACCAAACTGTTCGGCAACAAGTTTTAAAATAGATGCTTCAACCCTTGTTGTCACAGGTCGCCTTCCTTACGGTTCTCGCTATAGTGAGCATCAAACTTCCCGCCAGGATAGCGTGATTCCAGCTTATTGACATTTTCAGCAAGTACTAAGTTAGGGTCAAGTCCAAGTGCGTTACAAGCGTTAGCCCAGTACCAAGCAATGTCACCGAGTTCACGCTTCATATGATAGATAGATTCTTCATTGAGGGGCTTACCCTGAAAGAGAATCTTCTTCACAATCTCCTGAAACTCTCCGCCTTCGCTACCAAGCCCAGTGCTTGCAGTCATAAGCAATGCAAGATTGACATTGGTGTTAGCATCAAGCTCCTTGAGGTGCTCAATGAGTGCAGTAAGGTCCTTACTTTGGTCACTGCATACAGAGAGGACAAAATCTGCGTACTTGTTTAGATCAATGTTGTTCATTTATAATTACCTTTTCTATATAATCACATATTTTGTATTGACTTTTGGGGCCAGGGTGAAACCCGAGGCCCATATCTAGATAAAACGACGAAAGTTTAAGTAAATTTACGTTAGTAGTAAACCAGTTTGGTTCTTTCCCGGTTATCGCTATTGGATTCTTTACTCCGTATTTGGCTAAACCAAAATGAGTCGTTTTTATTTTTTTATTTTTAAGATAACAATCTGCATGGTGTATGGCATGCAGACTTGTCATATACAAATCATTATCATCGTGTAATTCGTAATACCTTTTAGCTATGTCACTTTTTTGACCAGGATTTATATTACAAATTTCATCTTTGAGATAGAGTAAACCTCTAGTAAAAAAGGACCAAAGTACTATTACTCTATCTTCATTCTCAAATTCAAAATTTAAGATACGATCTAATATCAGTTGATTGGATGATCCTGGCAATGAACAGTTTACTACAGGGCAGGCTAACCGTTCACCCAGTAACTCTCCCCATACCATTTTACTAGGGGAGGGTCCAAATCCATCGTCTGGTGCAACGCAATCCGGTAGCCCATCACCGTATGTAAACGAGCATCCAAACAAAACAAGCCTACTCATTAAAATGCTTTAAGAATAATCATATCAATGTTGAAGCGACCGTTCGGTACAGCCTCAACAGCCTTAATCTCACTGAAATACTTACGAGCAGCAGGCTTACTACCCATGATAGCTTTAATCTGTTCAACGGGCTTACGGAGCGTCTTCATGCCACTTTCTTTCTTGTCAAACCCAATGACAGTGCTGCCCTTCACTAGCAAGCACTTGCTGTAAGCGTCTGCAACGTAGTGATGCATCTTACGCTTCTTAGTGTCATAGACCCAGGCTTCGGTTGCTTGATGAAGCTTGACGGGGCTTAGACCAGTAAGTTCAAGCATGAGTGCATCGTCCTTGAACGACTTGCAGTGCTTAAGCTTAGCAACGACCCGTTCAACGGGCACAGCCTTCTTAGCACGAGGCTTCTTAGCAACTTGCTTGAGACTGATGTAGCCATTGAATTCAGCAATGATATCCTCAATCAACTTGATAGCATAACGAAGCTGCATTTTGCTGTAGTTGCTATAACCTTCGTTCAGCTGGTCACACTTGCCTGTTTGAACTTCAAGATATTCGTTCAGCAGAGTGTTCCAACGCTTGATAGCCAATGCAAGATGCTGGGGAAGAACATTGCGGGAAGACAATGCACCGACGACCTTCTTGTCAATGCTGAAATCCTTAGAGAAACCTGAATTAACAAATTCATCAAACAGTGCTTCAATGTCGCCGAGGGCTTCATCAGCCTT